TCTATCTAAACGGGCAATAAAACGATCATTTTGCTTCAAAACGGTAGTTACTCTTTCCTCTATTCTTGCAATAGCAATGACAGCTTCTGAAAGCTTATCAATCTTATCTTCTAGTTTTTCAAGCCGTTTTGAAACGTCCATTTATACAGTACTCCAATCTTCTCCTTTGAATAATAAGGCTTCGGCTCCCCTTCTTCTTACAAGTCCTTCTAGTACTCTACCTCCAGCTTTGTTCCAACGTTTTATTTGAGCTGGTACATCCTCATAAGCTGATGCATTTAATACTTTAAGCATAGTACTCTTATTCAAATTTGACGGTCCAAGATTATAGGTCCATGATACAAGAGCATCAAATTGATTCTGCTCTAATGGTACTTGTACCGCCTCATTTACATAATTTTCATACTCAATAAGCTCCTCTTCTAACCAAGCTTCTGCTTGCTCTTGAGTACAAGTATCACCCATTGTAACACCTTTTGTTCTACCATAGGCTATAGTTGGAACAGAAACAGCATCTAAATATGCTTCTAATTCACAACCTTCAAAGTTTTTTATAAGATTTTTACCTTCTTCTGATATCTTCATTCTTTTGATTCCTCTTCTACGACAGGCTTTATTTTGTCTTCTTTGATAATATTCTTTAATTCTTCTGAAGTATGTACCTGTGCAGCTTGGCATTTTTTTAATTGATAGGTTATATCCGCAAGTTCTTGGTTAAGTTTAATAAGCATATTAAACCCTTCAATTGCTCTAGGAGTTAAATCCTCTATTTTATAGTTTTCGTTTTCAAAATTAACAGTTTTTATTTGTGATTCAGACATAATGTTTCTCCTTAATCTTTGTCTGGTGTGTTAGAAGCGCCAAAATAAAATGATATAACAGCACTCGCCAATCCTCCTAAATACCCTAATACTAAATTAATTAGAGCTTCAGAATTCTGTTCTGGTGGTTGTAAAGTTACTAGGAATATATATCCTAAAAAACCACCTAGGGTAGCAATACCTATAATTCTTGCAGTCCAGTCTTTACTAAATCTAGATCTAGCATCTTGTTTGTCTTGTGTTTCAAGCTTAAATACATCTACTTCGAGCTCTTTCATTTGTAACTCAAAAGATTGTTCAGCTTTTTTAAGTTCTAACATTTGTTCAGGAGTTGCTGACTGAATAGCCTTGTTAATAGCTTTTGGCTCAGGGTCACAACCTAATACTTTTGCAACTACACTAGCGGCTTGTCCTCCTAAAGGTCCGCCAAGAGCAGAGCCTAATGTTGGTGCTATTGCTCCTACTACGTTTTTAATCAATCCAAACTTCATATATTCTCCTTATATGGTATAAACTTTTAGTGGTTGCTTTTTCCCCTTCACATATATTTTTTTATGAAAAATGCCATTCTGCGTTTTCTTAATTGTAGCTTCCCCGATAAGTATGTCAACACCCGCTTCTTTTGTTGCCGACTCTAATCTTGCAGCTGTATTTACAGCATCACCTATTGCTGAGTAATCAAATCTTGTATTAGACCCCATATTACCTACTACAGCTTCTCCTGAATTTACACCAATACCAATTGCAATAGGTTCGGGTAACTCTTTTTGTAGCATGCGAATCGCTGTACGCATATCTTGGGCACAGGCGACGGCACGTTTTTCATGGTCATCGATGTTTAGGGGGGCATTGAATATGGCCATGCATGCGTCGCCTATGAACTTGTCTACCATACCACCATGTGCTTGTACGCAGGCAACTTGTGCGGTAAGTACTTTATTCATTATATCTGTTACTTCTTCAGGAGAAAGTTTTTCAGATAGATTAGTAAAACCCCTTACATCTGTAAACAAAAATGTACAATATTTTTTCTCGCCACCAAGTTTTAGTAGTTCAGGATTATCTTGCAATTGTTTTACTTGTCTTGGATCTAAGTAGTGTTCAAATTGTTTTTTAATTTGTTGGCGTAGTTTGTATTGTTTTCTGTAATTTGCGTAGAAAGCAACAGTAGAAGTTATGATTTGGGAGATAAAAGTCCATGAAAAATCCAACAAAATGCCTTTCTGAACGCTAAAAACTCCTGAGAAGCCTGTAGTAAAAAGTAAAATTACAGCGATACTTAGACCCTTAACCACACCGAGATAATTGATTACAAGCCACGTCAACGACACGAAAATTCCAAAAAGCAAAAGTTCAACTGCTAATGCCCAGTCAGGAATATAAGGAGAATTTTCTATAAGAATAGACTCAGATAGTGCAGCTTGAATTTTATGTGGCTCTAGTAATCCAACTGGAGTTGCAACCTGTGGCATAATTCCATTTGCAGTTATACCCACAAATACAAATTTATTTGCTACATCCATATTTTGTAAGTCAGTCTGAGGGGTATCAACCCAACTAATCCATTTACGACCAAAGATATCTGTTTTTACAGGTGGCACTCCCTTTATAGATATTTCTGATATACCATTATCATTAGTTTTTATAATGTAAGTACTGGCCCCAACTAAAGCTTTTAATACTTCTGTACCAAAAGCAGGAACATATCCATCTGGTGTACGTAATAAAAGGGGGATTTGTCTGACTAAATTATCTACGTCAGTGGGAGCAGTAGCAATACCTTCAGCTGCAGACTCCGATAATATCGGCGTATTAACAACTACCCCTTGTGACATCATACCACCAATATCATCACCAAGTATAACTGTGCCTACAGTTTGTGGGTACTTTTTGTTTGGTGTTTCAAACATAGCTAAAATAGAAGTGCTTTGTTTAAGGGTTTCCGCGAAGTAGTTATCACTTCCAAACCTATCAGGATGTGGAAAACTAACAACCCAACCTACACCTAATGCACCAGCATCAATAATTTGTTTATGTATTTCTCCCAGCCTTTGCCTTGGTATTGGCCAACCACCTTCTGCATCTATATCTTTTTCGGTTATGTTTAGAATAGTAAAGTAACCAGATGGTTGTTGTTGGGGTACAAGATAATCAAAGACTTTTAGTTTTAGTATTTCTGTAGGCGTACTTTGAAATACTAAGGGTAGCCCCAGTAGTATAAGTAGTATAAATAAAATCCGTTTCATCAATTACTTTGAGTTATTTTAATTGTACTGCTAGAGCCTCCATTTATCTTAATAATGTTAGATGTACCATCTTGTATAAAAATAACAGTATAGCTTCCAGCAGAATCTATATCTATTCTAGCAGAATCACTAACACTACGCATCAATGTTAACGCTTCTCCTGTTATAAAAGATGTTACTTGTGTCTGTAAATCTTGTCCTAATTTCGTACCTACTATATTTGTAGAGGTAGCATCTTGTGCTAATTGGTCTTCTTGTTTTACTTCTTGTAATGCATCTATAACATCTAACAAGTCTTCCAGGAAGTTTACATCAAGATAATTTATATCTAACTCGGTAAACTCTAATTCATCTTCTTTAAAAAAATCTTCCTCTAAATAATCTATATCTAAATCATTAAAGTCTAATATGTTTTTCTTTTGCGTTTGTACTGTTTCTTCTATAGCAGCTTCTTCTTTAGGTGGATTAACAATAAGCATATTGTCTATAAGGTCTAATGTTAAGTCTAAAATCACAGGTGAACTGGGTGATTTTTCAAATACATCTACGGTTGTAGCTTCATAGGGTTTGTTAAGTGTTACTGTGCCCATAGCTGTAGTAACTAATATCTCACCACTAGAATTACCAAACTCATCTGGTAAAAGTATTAGCAATGACCTGCCTATCTCATCTACTGTTACTGTAAAGTCAGTACCTCTTATAGCTATGTTTGCAGTGGGGGTCTTGAGATCTATATTATTTTTATCTATCTTGTTTAGACCACCAGTAATAAACCTGGCTGTACCAAGACCAAAAGTAATAGCCATTTTAGATTTACTAGGATTAGGGTCAAAGATATATTCGTCTATAGTAAGTTGCGAATGTTCGGTTAACTTTACTTGTGAGTCATCTAAAAATCTAATAGCCATACGACCATTAGTTGTTATAGCTTCATCGTTTTGTTGTATGTTAAAAGACTCTTTTGCCTGATAAGGTTTGTCTCTTACTATTTGTGCTAAGCCAGTTAATTCAGATATATTTCCTACATCAACAGCTGGTGCTGGTTCCGCCATCGTTCTGAACGACACAAATAGTACCATTAGAACCAGTAGAATTAATTTGTAACCAATCAGCAGCAAGTGTTGAGGATTGTATGATATTGAATGTTCTGCTGTTACCTGTTTGGTCGAGGTAGAAATATCCGCCTGCATATCCACTTCCTGTAAAGTTTATTGTATTACTATCTCCGTCTACATCAACATAATTAGTAGCACCATCATAGTTTATATCAAAATCAAAAGTGTTGCTGTCGCCGTTAA